AGGCCGACGGCATCAAGTTCGCGAGCAAGGCCGAGGCTCGGTATTACCAGTTCCTGAAGGCCCGCGTGGCGGCGGGCGAGGTGGTGTTCTTCCTGCGGCAGGTGCCGTTTCACCTGCCCGGCAACACCAAGTACGTCTGCGACTTTTTGACCTTCGACGCGGATGGCAGCTGCCACGTGATTGATGTGAAGGGGATGGAGACGGCGGCGTTCAAGGCGAAGCGGAAACAGGTTGAGGCGATGTACCCCGTGAAGATTGAGGTGGTGAGCGGATGACGACAGTTGTAGAGCAGGATTTGAGCGACGCCCTTCAGACGGTGATTGGGGCTATGCGGGCGATTGAGCGGGCGCACCGGCTCATCGAGCTGGGGATGCCGGCTGAGGCGTACCTGCTGCTCGGGCGGGCGCTGCGGGCGGATGCCGGCGAGGTGGCGTGGTCGGAGGTGGGGACCGATGGCGAAGCGTAACTTTAAGCATTGGACACCTGCAGAGGACGCCGTGCTGCGCGAGCGTTGGCACCTTGAACGGCCGGAGGACCTCGCGGCTCTGCTTGAGCGCACAGTGGTTGCGTGCAAGGCCAGGGCTTGGTCCTTGCTTCTGTCGGCGAAAAACCCTTGCAACGCCTATACAAGCACCCAAGTCGCGCTGGCATTGGGTGTGTCGTCTGCGCACGTGGCGAGGCTGGTGCGGCAAGGTGCCATCAGGACCATCGGAAACCGCACGCAAAAGTTCGTCACGCGTGAAGAGTTGGAACGCGTGATGCCGAGCCTTTCCAGGAAGACCCAGGTGTCTGGTTGGGTGACGGCTGCGCAGGCGCAGCGCTTGCTCGGTTACAGCCGAGCGAGCATCAACAAGCTGTGCGCCAACAAGGCTCTGCGGGCCTACAAGGCGAACCGGTATTGGCGCATCGATGCCAGCCACGTCGCGGAGCTGGCATCCAAGATGCGCGCGGCCGGCACGACACGCCTCGACTGGCGGTCGCTGTCGCCTGAAATGCAGGCTTACAGTCTCCTTCAGGCATACAACCGCAATCTGCGAAAGATTGGCATCAGGCCACGTCGCAAGAAAGCAGCGCGCAAATCAGCGAGGAAGGAGCGGACGCGTGCTTGACCTAGACCCAATCAAGGCCCGGCTGGCGGCGGCAACGCCGGGGCCGTGGAAAGCAAAAATTGCCACGTTTGATAATCCAGGCCCAGAGGGAATCTTTTCAGCCGACGACACTTGGCTGTTTAAGTTTTTTGCTTGTCGCTATCCAGACCTGGCGCTGGTTGAGAACGCCCCCGCCGACCTCGCCGCCATGGTGGCTGAGGTGGAGCGGTTGCGGGATGCGAAGCTGACACTTAAAGACGCCCTGTATGAGCTTATCAAGCAATTCAGGTCCGATGACGTGATGAGCATTGAGGCGGCGCTGCACGCTGCGGAAAGGGTGCTTGAGGATGCTTGACCTAGACCCAATCAAGGCCCGGCTGGCGGCAGCGACGCCGGGACCGTGGGTGTATTCGTGCAATGATGCATACCTCATAGCTAACGCCCCCACCGACCTCGCGGCCCTGGTGGCTGAGGTGGAGCGGCTGCGGGCGGCCATTAAGAGTCATCTGGACTGAGGATCAACTGGAGGTAGTCGATGCGTGACAACAAATATGACCGTTTGATCGAGGCCAATCTGGTGATCGGAGCCATCGCTGCACACGGTAGGCGATTCTTCTACAGCGGACCTGGCAGCGACCATCGCTGCCATATTCATCCGGCTCGCGTGGCTATGTTTGAAATTGACCGGCAAGGCCGGTTGCGCTTCCGAGATGACTACACCGATGTGCCGGTTCTGGTCACCTCTCGTGGTGAGTGGAAGGGATTTTCGCACGGCGGCACATTGAAGCGGCTGGTGCGGGACCTGGCTGACTACATCAGAACCGGCAAGCCCATTAGTCCGGGCCATTGTGGCCCTTGGCCATCGTGGCAGTGCGGTGGTGATCTCTGGGGATATGGGCAGGAAAATATGGAACTCGTTCGCAGTGCCGTGCTGGCGACCGATGCCGTGCGGAAACCCGCGCAAGAGGTTCTAAATGCTTAACTTAGAACCCATCAAAGCCCGGCTTGCGGCGGCGACGCCGGAGACGTGGAAAAGCACAAGCTTTGCAGATCAATACGCCGATAAATACGGGGCGTGGATCCCGTCCAAAGGCTGGTATAGCCAGGTTAGTGGGCCGATGTGGCATGAAAAATGGCCGGGCGGATGGGCGGCTTGCGTAGACGCCGACCTCATCGCCAACGCCCCCACCGACCTAGCCGCCCTGGTGGCCGAGGTGGAGCGGTTGCGGGGCCACGTCAAAACCGCTGATGCACTCAGGCTGGAAGCAGCACAGGAACACGGCAAGGAACGCCGCCATTGGGCAGACGAAAGGCATCGGTTTGCCGAGGAGCGGATCAAGCTCGTAAGCGACTACTGGCGTATCCGAGAGGCCGTCGTGCGCCATCGCCGCGAGGCCCAGGCCGTGAACATCCTCAACGAGCCGGCGCTTGCGGATGCGCGGCTGTGGGCAGAGGTGCTGGGCGATGCTTGATTGCAAGTATTGCGGCAAGAGCGGCCTGCTGCCGTCACTGCTGCGCGAGTATGACGGGCACTGCACGCTGCAATGCCAGACGATGACGGAGAACTTGCGCCTCAAGGCCGTCATTGCGGAGCAAGAGCTGGCGCTGCGGCTCGGCTCAGCCGGCGTGCTGCAGGCCCGCGTTGACAGGCTCAAGGCGGCCATCTGGGAGTGGCGGCAGAAGTCTGATGCAGCCACCGGCTGGGATTCCGACAAGAAGCACCTCGCCGCTGCTGACGAGCTGTGGGCCGCGCTTGTCGAGGTGAGCCGGGCGGAAGAGGACGAACGCGAAGAAGTGGAGAGCCGGCGATGAGGCTTGACCTCGCCCGCATCAAGGCCGAGCTGGCCCACGCCGTCAGCCCGGACACGCTCATCCGCAGCCGGGCGCTGTGCTGGCTCACGGAGCACGGCCCGGCGCAGCTCGCGCTGCTGGTCTACGAGCTTGAGCACGTCCAGGCCGAGCGGGACCACTACAGGCGTGCGCTTGCCTGGTACGGCGATGCGAACAACTGGCGCTTCAGCCGGCACCCGAAGGGCGGCTGGCAGGGCGCGGAGGCGGCAGACGATGGACACCGCGCACGTGCAGCGCTGGCTGCTGCCGGACCCCGCGAGATGTGAGGCGTGCGCGGGGCTGTGCTGGGTGATGACAATTGGCGGCCCTGACGCTTGCCTGCTGTGTTACAGGAGAACTGAGTTGCAATACAACCCTCGGCCGCGGGCCTGCATCGAGCCCGGCTGCGGCGTCATCTACAAGCCGACGAACACCAACCAGTGGCGGTGCCACGACCACGTAAAGTCGCGCCAGAAGTCCGCGATGGTGCTGGCCGACAAGCCCTGCCGGCTCTGCGAGCGGATGTTCAAGCCGACATGCGGGGCGGCCCTCTACTGCTCGCAAGGGTGCCGGCGCACCGCCGAGGTGATGGCCAACGAGGCGCACCGGCGCAACCGCTACGGCGTGCGGACCTGCGTGGATTGCGGCGAGCAGTACACGCCCAAGAACCACGCGAACAAGCGGTGCCAGCCTTGCGCCCGGCTCGACGCGCCGCCGAAGTTCGTGCCGGTCACCCATACGCTTCCTTGCTTCCGGTGCCAGCACGGGGCTCAGAGCCAGGTGGCTGAGTTGGGCGTCGAGTGCACGGCCGGGCTGTGGCTGTGGTGCAAGCCGCTGGTCAACGCCGAGCGGTTCGAGCCCCGGAGGCAGGGCTGATGCCCGCAGGGCGCTGGGGCGCGGAGGTGTGCCTCGATTGCCGGGAGGCGGGCGGCTACTGCGAGACGTGCACGCTGGCGCGGGCGATGCTGCAGCTGGGCACGCGGCCCATCGAGCTGGCGATTGCGACGCTGCAGAGGGAGCTCGAGCGCCGGACCGAGGCGCCGGTGTTCGGTCACGCTGAGAGGCTCAGGAGGGCGGGTCAATGATGACGGATGAACTCTGGTCCCGTCTGGCCCTCGCACAGGCCACGGTGGCTGGCCTGGAGGCCGAGAACAGGGAGCTGCGGCTGACGTGTCGGCGGTATCTGCGGGAGTGGATGGACGCGCGGGATGCGCTGCGGGCGAAAGAGCAGGAGGAGCGATGAACTTTGACGAGTACCAGGCGGTCAGCAAGCGGACGTTCCCGCCGGACCTCCGCGACCTGGACCGGCTGGTGTTCGGCCTGGGGCTGTGCGGTGAAGCCGGGGAGGTGGCCGAGTTGCTGAAGAAGCACCACGGGCACGGGAAGGCGCTGGACCTCACGCGCCTGGGCGAGGAGCTCGGCGACGTGCTGTGGTACGTGGCGGCGATTGCCTCGGCTCACGGGCTCGACTTGCGGGGGATTGCGGCGTGGAACGTCGAGAAGCTGCGGGCGCGCTACCCGAAGGGGTTCACGAAAGGGGAGAAGGACTGATGGCCTTCAGGTATCACCTGTGTTACTGCTCGCAGCCGAAACACGAGTACGGCATTGCGACGCTTACCACTCACCGCACGATTGAGAAAGCGCTGAACCGCTTTCGGCTCGATTGCGGCCAGGGCCGGAGGTTTGACCCGGCAATCGCTCGGCGGGGTCACATTGTCGACACAACCACGGGCGTTGCGTGGTGGCCCTATCTGACACAGGGAAACAACGTTCAGCGAAGCCAATTTCAGCAGGCAGGCATACGTAAAGATTGACCGATTGACCACCCGTGCTAGACTCTAGGTTAGGTGCGGACGGGTCCCCCCACCCACCGGAGGTCCGACGCGCGAAGCGCAGCGCCGAGGGGGGACCCTGCCACCGCCGGCGTGTGCCACTCCGGGTTGAAATCTGTGTTTGGCACAAACACAGGCCCGCCGGCGAGGCACACCCCGGGAGGCCGGTGACCTAGAGCCCCTGGCGGCCCCCAATATTGCGCGGGCGCGCGTGAACCGGCTCTCGAAGCTTCGTCGCAACTCAACCAGAGATGTGTTTCGCGGAACCCGGCGCGCCTCGGCTGCTGGTCTGCGAGCTGTGCCGTCGGTTCGAGGTAGCAACCCGCTGCGTTGCTTGCTACGCTACAAGTGTGCTGGTGATGCTCGCGCACCTGGAGCGTACCGACGTGGCATCGTGCAGGATATGCGGCAGCCTCCTGCGGGATACCATCGGCGGGAAGTTGTATTGTTCGAACCGATGCCGGAACCGTGCCGCTTATGAGAAGCGCAAGGTCTCTGGGATTGCATCGGTGATCGAGAGTGAGCTACCATGTGTGCGGTGCATTCACTGGGTGGTGGATGTGCGCAGCGATTCAGGCGGGATATGTTCCGTTGGACGCTGGCGGGATTGCAGGCCTTATTTGCCGGGGGCGAAGCCGTGGCGACCGAGCGACGAAAGCTGACGCCGAAGCAGGCCGCGTTTGTCCGTGAGTACCTCATCGACCTGAACGCCACCCAGGCGGCTAAACGCGCCGGGTACAGCGAGGCTACGGCCAACGAGCAGGGTGCGCGCCTGTTGGCGAATGTTAGTGTTCGCGAGGCCATCGAGGCAGCCCAGGCCGAGCGTGCGTCCCGGGTCGAGGTGACAGCGGACAACGTGCTGCGCATCCTCTTGGCCGAGGCGACGGCTGACGATGGGCCGACGTGCAAGCTGGCCCGCGTGAAGGCGGCCGAGCTGCTGGGCAAGCACCTTGCGATGTTCGCTGACCGCAGCAAGGTCGAGGTGTCGGGCGACGTGTCCGTGCTGCTGGCGGCTTCTGTCGAGCGGTACAAGGAGCTTGCGAGGCGCCAGCGTGAAGATCGAGCCCGCGAGTGAACTGGACCAGGCGGCGCTCGCCTGGGTCTGGGAGCAGTGGGCACGTGACGACCAGCTGCCGCCGTTGGGTGACTGGTCCATCTGGCTCATCCTCGCAGGCCGAGGCTGGGGGAAAACGAAGGCCCTCTCCGAGTGGGTGAGGGGTGTGGCGCAACCCGGCGCCCGCATCGCGCTCGTGGGGGCGACGGCCGCCGACGTGCGGGACGTCATGATCGAGGGGGAGTCCGGCATCCTCGCGGTGTGCCCGGAGTGGGAGCGGCCGGTCTATGAGCCCTCGAAGCGTCGCCTGACCTGGCCCAATGGGGCGATGGCAACGGCCTACTCGGCCGAGGAGCCCGACCGCTTGAGAGGCCCCCAGCACACGCACGCGGCCTGCGACGAGGTGGCGGCGTGGGCTCGCCCTGAGACGTGGGATATGCTGATGATGGGCCTGCGCCTCGGCGTGCATCCGCAGGTGGTGTGTGCCACGACGCCCAAGGCCGTCCCTTTGCTGAAGGCCATCCGCAGCAGCCCCGGCGTGGTCGTGACCCGTGGGCGCACGCTCGACAACGCGGCGAACCTCGCCCCCTCGTTCCTGTCTGGCCTGATGGCCCGGTACGAGGGGACGCGCATCGGGCGCCAGGAGCTCGACGGCGAAGACCTGGACGACAACCCCGACGCGCTGTGGTCCCGCGAGGTCATCGACGCCTGCCGGCTGCGCGAGGCGCCCGAGCTGGCGCGGGTGGTGGTGGCCATCGACCCGGCGGCGACCAGCAACGCGGACAGCGACGAGACGGGGATCGTCGTGGCGGGCCTCGGCACGGACGGCCGGGGCTACGTGCTGGCCGACCGCTCGGGGCGCTTCAAGCCCGATGCCTGGGCACGGCGAGCTGTCGAGGCCTATCACGAGTTCAAGGCAGACCGAATCATCGCGGAGGGCAACCAGGGCGGCGAGATGGTGGCGCACGTGCTGGGCACCGTCGAGGCCGGCCTGTCGCTGCGCATCGTCCACGCGACGCGGGGGAAGCTGACGCGCGCCGAGCCCATCGCGGCGCTCTACGAGCAGGGGCGCGTCAGCCACGTCGGCGGCCTGCCGCAGCTCGAGGACCAGCTCTGCACCTGGATGCCGGGCAGCGCGTCGCCGGACCGGCTGGACGCCCTGGTGTGGGCGCTCACCGAGCTGATGCTGGGCCGGGGGGAGTTGGCCTTCGCGTGAAACGCACCTTCTACGCTTGGATCATCGACCCCGAGACGCAGGAGAACCTCCTAGAGCCTCGGGCCATCGAGGCCAAGTCTGCCAAGGCGGCCGCCGAGCTGACGGCTGACTGGCTCCTGGCCGAGGGCTACGAGGAGTGGCAGGTCGTGGTCGACGTGCCGCGCAAGAAGAACGGCCGGCCCAAGAAGGGCTGATGCCTCGGGACGACACCGGCCGATGCCTCGGCTATGCTCGGGGTATGCCTGGCTGGCGTGAGCGCATCGGCGCGTATTTTGCGAAACGCTTCCTGACTGGTCCCGCGATTGTCGAGGCCAGCGATGTTGCATTTGGGACGGACCCGGAGAAATGGTCCCCGGAGAAATACGGCAACTACCTGGCGACCTCCAGCGCCGTTTATGCCTGCGTCAATCTCCGCGCCCGCAACATCGCCTCGCTCCCGCTGACGCTGACCCGTGCCGGCAAGACCGTCGAGCAGGGCGCGCTATTCGACTTGCTGCGCACGGTCAATCCCCACTGGACGCCCAACCGGCTGTGGCAGATGACGGTGATGGCCCTCGACCTCTGGGGCGAGGCCTTCTGGGTGCTGGAGCGCGGCCAGGACGGCCAGCAGCGCCCGCGTGAAATCTGGTGGGCGCGGCCCGACCGGATGCGGATGGTGCCCGACGCCACCAACTACGTGGCCGGCTGGATTTACGAGTACAACAACGAGCGCCTGGCCTTCAGCCCGGGCGAGGTCATCTGGTTCCGCAACCCCAACCCGCTCGACGAGTTCGAGGGGCTGTCCCCCATCGCGGCGACGCGCCTCGCGCTCGACACCGGGCACGCGGCCCTGCGGTCGAACCACAACGTGTTCAGCAACGGCGTGCAGCTCGCGGGCGTCGTGACGCCGGCCGACAAGGACAGCACCTGGGCGCGGGACCAGGTCGAGGCCCTGCGCGACATGCTCGAGCGGCGCTTCAAGGGCGTGGACAAGGCGCACCGGCTGGCCGTCATCGGGCAGGCCGCGACGTTCCAGCCGATGGGCATCACGCCGAAAGATGCGCAGTTCATCGAGCTGATGCGCTGGACGCGCTCGGACGCCTGCATGGTCTACGGCGTGCCGCCGGAACTCATCGGGGACCAGGAGGGCGCGACCTACAACAACGTCCAGCAGGCCCACACGGGCTTCTGGACCGACACGCTCATCCCGCTGGCCTCGATGCTGGCCGGCGAGCTGACCGAGCAGCTCCTCCCGATGTTCGGCGAGGCCGACACGGCGGCCTTCGACCTGAGCAACGTCGCGGCGCTCCAGACGGACGCCCAGAAGCTCGCGGAGCAGGCCAAGGCCTGGGCGAGCATCGGCGTGCCGCTGAACGCCATCCTGCGCGAGTTGGCGCCGCAGTTCCTCAACGGCGGCGAGGGCTGGGCCTGGGGCGACCAGCCGGCGAACGTGCAGGGCACGACCGACACCACTGAGGGCCTCAAGGCCGACGCCTACCCCGGCCTGCGCTTCACGGCGCCCGAGGCCGTGCGCGACGCGGCCCGCCGGGGCCTGCGGCTGCACGAGGAGGGGCGCAGCGGCGACGGCCTCGTGGCCGCGACCGTGCGCGAGGCCCGCGAGATGGCGGCCGGCCGCGAGGTGTCACCCGACAAGCTGCGCCGGATGGTGGCCTGGTTCGCCCGGCACGCGAGCGACAAGCGGCCCGGCTGGGACAAGCCGGGTGCCGAGACGCCGGGCTTTGTTGCCTGGCTGCTCTGGGGCGGCGATGCCGGGCGCGAGTGGGCCGGCCGGATGGTTGCGGCGATGGAGCGCGCCGAGCCGGGCGCGAAGGCCCAGCGCGGCCCCATCGACCTCGGCAGCCCGGAGCACAAGGCGGCTTATGAGGAGTTCGGCAAGCGCGCCGACCGCATCATGCGCGGGATGCGGCGCGAGGTGACGCGGCTCTTCGAGGAGCAGGGCGCCGTCCTGGCCGAGCGGCTCGCCACCCAGGCGGCGAAGGCGCTCGACAACGAGGGCGACATTGATGCCATCTGGGACGAGGAGAGTTGGGTCACCATCTTCGGCGAGGCCCTGCTTGACCAGATCCAGACGGCCGCCGAGCTGGGCGCGCTCGCCACGCTGAATGACCTGGCGGTAGACACGGCGCTCTTCAACCTGGAGTCTCCCGAGGTCGCGGCCGCGATGGCGGCGCGGGCGCAGGCCTTCGCCGTGCCCGTGAACGAGACCACCTGGGCGGCGCTGCGGACCTCGCTGCTCGAGGGCATCCAGGCCGGCGAGGGCATCGAGCGGCTGATGGGCCGGGTCACCGACGTGATGGCCGACCGCATCCGCTCCAGAGCTGAGACCATCGCGCGCACCGAGACCATCGGCGCCCTGACGGAGGGCAGCCTGATGGGGGCCAAGGAAGCCGCGGCCACCGGGCTCGACGTCCGCAAGCAGTGGCTCGCCACCTTCGACGGCCGGGAGCGCGAGAGCCACGCCGAGGCGCATCGGCGCTACCAGCGGCAGCCCATCCCGCTCGATGCTGCCTTCAGCGTCGGCGGCGTGGCGTTCGACTCGCCGGCCAACCCGACGGGTGGTCGCACGCGTGCGAGTGCCGCTGAATGCATCAACTGCCGCTGCGCGATGACCTACGAGGTCGGGGACGACACCAGGCGAGCCGGTGTTATACGCTCGGAAGCAGCGGCCAAGATTGCGGGATGGTTGAATGATTCACCTGAAGGCTGATTTCCTGAGCACGAACGAGGCGGGAACTTACACGTTCCGCGCCTCCACATCTGCCGTGGATCGCCAGAACGAAGTGATCGACCAAACCGGGTGGCGGCTGGAGGCTTACAAAGCAAACCCGGTCATTCTGGATTCCCATCGCTACGGGTCCATCGATGACATTCTGGGCAAGGCATCCCGCGTCGAGGTCGGCCCCGAGGGCCTGGAGGTCGACGTGCAGTTCGCGCCGACGCCCAAGGGCCAGATGGCCCAGCAGCTCGTCGAGGACGGGATGCTGCGGACGGTGTCCGTGGGCTTCCGCTCGATGGCGCGGCGTCCCGGCGTGCGTGCGGGTGAGCCTGTGACGCACACGGCGATGGAGCTGCTGGAGGTGAGTATGGTCGCCATCCCGGCGAACCGTGAGGCCGTGCGGCTGCGCGGCGTCGAGGAGGACGAACCGATGCACGAAGAGAAGGCCGGGCGCCGGCTGAGCAAGGCCAGCGCGGCCGCCATCG